CACGTTTTGCAATTTCTAACATTGCAGGAACTTCTTGTTCGGCAAAACCTCCTTGTAATAAAAGTTCTGCCAATCTTCTTTTGCTAATTGGTGTAGACATTATTTTTTTCCTGCTTGTTGTTGCATAAATGCTTTCATGAATTCTTGGGCTTGCAGTTCTTGAGCCATAGCTGCAGCGGCTTGTTGTCCTTCTAAACGATTAGCTTCAATGACTTCATTGCGTGCATCTTTATTTGTCATGGTGTAAGGCATTTGTACACCACCTTCTTTAATATAAGCTTCTAATGTTTCAGGATAACCATCAGGAAAAACAGCTGTTGGTTGGTTACTTAATGTTGGATTAAAAAGTCTATCTGTTTTCCTAGGCACTTGGAAATCACTATACAAATGAGGATTGTGTTCCTTGTGTATAGCAAGCCCTAAATCACGAACTTGATTACGTTCTGCTTGTGTAGTTGCTGCACGACGACCTTGATCGTACAGTGCCATTTGATGCTGGAACGGTGTAGTGTCTACAGACTGTTCAGCAGAAGCGGGAAGATCTTGGTTGGGATTAACAGGAAGAATTGGATTATTTAATCCTCCTGGTAAATTTTTAATTGCTTCAATATCAACAGCTTCTCCTTGTTCTGGTTGTGTATCTTTTCTTAATCTGTTATATACTTCGTTCATTTTTTTTGCCTCAGGAGAATTTATTGTCCCATCAGCTACTGAAGCTGGTGCTCCTAATTCAAGTCCAATTAAACCTAAACCAGTCAGACCTGCAACACCTAGTCCTCCTACAGGCAATAATCCTTTTACAGCACCAAATGTTTTGCCAGGGAACATTAATGCTGTATTCATTGCAGCTTGCCCATAGTTTCCTTTTCTTAGATTATCAACAACTTGTGCGCCTTCAAATACTTGAAAACCTCTACCTAAATAACCCAGAGGACCTTTAGGTAAATATTGACTTGCTTGTTGAATTAAATTTTTATTAGGTACTTTCATGCCAACAGGAGGACTTGTTGGAATATTTCCGACAATTGGATTAACTCCTCCAAAAGCAGTTAGAGGAGGTACTTTTTGTCCTCCTGAAGGAATAACAGGTCCTGGCCTAACTTTTGAAGGAGGTAAACCAGGTCCTTGAAAAGTAGCATTTAAATCAGGTTTAAATGTTCCTGATGAAGCTCTTGCTCCACGGGGCATAGTTAAATCAAAACTACGTGGAGAACTTGGAACAGTAGGTGCTCTAAGTGTACCGATACCACTTTCTGTTAAACCTTGTCCTCCTGTAGGACGTATGGCGTCGTCTAAACGACCGGCCATTTGAAACTTACTTTGAAGTTGATTTCTTGCAGCCTCTCTTGCAGCTCCTGAAGGCATGTTGGCAACATCACTAACTTGCCCTATTAAATTAGAAGGTGCATTTTGTATGCCAACACCTTGAAAGCGTTGAGGTAAAGCACGTTTAAGAACATCATCTACTTGTCCAAACAATGCGTTATATGTATTTGGGTTTACAATATTGTCGATAGCTGATGCTGCATTAGGCAGCTTCCGACCATATTGAAGCATGTTTAAGATATTAACCATAATTATCTCGTTGTAGCGTGAAGGTAAACGTTTGCGCCGATTGCGGTATCAGCTGGGCCAGGTAATGCCTGGATAAATTCAGCACCTGATCGCTCATAGCGATACCGGGCTTGCATTGGATCTTTATAATTAGGGACATAAAGAATCTGAGCAAGACGATTGGTCTCATACATGTAGACCTCGTCCCATAGCTTCAAGGCTTCCTTAATACTGCTTGAACGAATTGTTCGATCAACGTCACCTATGATCCCTTCAACTCTTGTACTAGGTACTTGGAACGTATCCTCAAACGAAGCAAGTTGAGTTTTCTTTTCGGCTGCATCACAGCGACCAATCTGAAGAATAATCTTGTCATGAAACACTGCATCTGGTACAGAGTTTAAAGATTCTTCTAGACGTGCATAGTCACCAGCAGGAACACTAACAACGTAGTATCCCAAATGATATCGAACACGACTTTTATTAAAATCAGATAGTTGCACTGTAAGCCGCCGGTATTTTTTTATTATACTTTGCGTTAATAAAAAAAAGCCCCGAAGGGCTTTTATTAAACTCTAACTAAATCAGCAGCAAATACAGAATCCCAATCAACACGTTTAATTTGTTTTAATTGATCTAAACTGTGAAATCTTTCACCCGACAATGAAAGTTGTAAGTCTTTAATTTCACGAGCTGTTTTTAAACCAATTCCTTTAATGTGATCAGCAATCATTTGTGCGGTTGCTGAGTTTACATTAAGGCGTGTTTCAGGAGGAAATTTGCGAACTTCTTCTTGGGCTGCTGCGTCTTTTACTTGAAGACTTTTAACTTGTTTAGTTGCCTTTTGATCGGGAACAACTTCAGTTTTATAAGCAGTAAACACACGACCGTCTTGATCTTCGATCATAAACCAATCGCCATCATCCCACTCACTAACAACCTTAACTCGCGCTCCTGTTTTTACGTGCTGATAAAGCATAAGGACCAGACATAATCTCTGGTCCTATATTACATTAATTATCAGCTAACAGTACGATTAGGCAGATACTGTTCCATGTCGGCGTAAGCTACTGCCGTGTCAGGACGGATGTAGCAAACTTCAACCAGGATGTAACCTTTACGTCCAGCAGCAACGTCATCAGCATGAATAGAGAAGCCACCATTCAATGCAGTTGCGTTAGTAGTTGCCTTGGAATACACCTCGAAAGTGGTGTCGGTAGTCAGCTCTTCATAGAGCCACTCCTTAGTCACAATACCGGTGATGTTCTGGAAAGGATTAGTACCATAACCAGCAGTACCTGCAGGGATGTTATTAGAAGCAGCAGTTAAGTTTGCACCTTCTACAACACCAGAGGTGCTTACAGGACCTGCAGGGCCGAAAGCAACAACCTGGGTAGCACCAGAGGTCATCAGACCGCTTTCTGCAACGCGACCGTCTCCCCAGCCTTGGGCTACAGAGAGGTTTGTACGATACACATAAGCAGGACGAGTGGTATCAGCAGAAACCACCATGCCAGTGATGTCAGTGCGCGTATCATCGTTCCGATAAGGGGAAGGAATGATCACGCTGGCAGAAGAGGTATAACCAGTAGTGGTCACGGGAACGTAACCACGAAGCTGATAGAACTGCCAACCTGGATTAGCTAAAACAGAAGTGGGGCCGCCAGTGGAAGCGTCATTACTTCCACTATCGTTGGTATCGATATTTTTGTACCAACCATTAAGAGGCTCGTTGAAGTTACCGGGGTAAATCTTCTTAGCAGACAAATAAGACATTTATTACTCCAAATTAGTTTGAAATTTGTTTATAACAATCAGACGGAACCGTCATCCTGTACGAAGCTGAATGCGTTAGTAATGAAATCTTTGTTCAAGATCTCAAAACCAGCATAGAGCTGCCAAATCAGAATAATGAAGCGGCTGAAATCATCATTATTGTTGATCAGAACTTGAGCGTTCGGACCACCAATACCAACACCAACAGCCTGTGGACCGAAGAAGAAACCTTGTGCTACTTCTTTAGCTGCATAGCTAGAACCACCATCAAAAGAAGCGGTTACGTTCTTGTTGGGGAAGTTGGTTGACTCGAAGAATTTAACACCTTCGAACTGCACACCAGTAGGCATTACAGGTTCGCCAGCCAGGAAGTAGCCTTGACCAGCCTGAGGACCCATGTAGAAGCTGGAGTTGTTAGGCATCATGGGGTTAGCCATGTACATGCCTTGTCCTGCGTTACCTGCGTAACGTGCAATCTCACGGAAGTCAGGATCACGACGCAGATGTAGCATGAAGGTGGGATCGCAAATACAGCGATACAAACCATCAGCAAACGTAGGAACGTTGCGCTTACGTAAATCCTTGACAGTTTCTAACAGGTCAGTGCGAACAGAGAACTGTTGAATTTGGTCAGCATACTCTTGAGCAGTGTATGAAACACGGCCACTAGCATCCTTCTCTTTACTACCAGCAAAGTAGTAACCACCTTGTGTAGATGAAGCAGCGCCATTAGCTTCAGCTTTTGCAAGTTCGTCAAGGAAGACGCGATCACGCCAACGACGATAGTCATCAAGCAGCGTTAAGCTACCGATGGACTGGTGGAACATGTTCAGGTTACCTGTATCAAGCAGCAAACGCTGAGCAGTGATTAAAGTTTCCCGAGCAATTTTAAAAGTAGAAGGCTGGGTAGGATCACCCGGATCTGCAGGACCAGTATATTCCTTAAGCACCACCAAGACTTTCTCTTTGGTGATGTTACGGCTGTTAGCTGTACCAATCGTTTGATCAGCAATACGCTCACGGCTATCCTTTGTACCAGGGGCTCCCCAGAACTTGTAGCGATCAAGCTGCACAGTTTGGCCGGGCTGTGAAGTGAAGTCATGCACTACCACAGGCTCAACAGCCATCTCGCAAACATACGCGGGATGTGGGCGGTATAATTCCGCACCTAAAATCTTGGGAAAATCGTTATCAAGAAACACTTTCTTTTATCCTCCAGATATTCGGAAAATTAAGTAATCGGGTGAAAGATTCGGGCATTCTATTGCCCTATCTAAAGAAAATTTTAGCAGTCTGTAATTTATTAGACTGTTTTAAACGTAGCCTTGCATATTAAGGCGTGAGTTTATTGTATTAGATGAACCAGGTAATTCAGGATCAATTGGTAAACCAGCCATGTTGCCAACGTTAGCTAAACCACCGCCGACTTGACCGCCGAAACCACCAGCACCAAGCATTAAACTAGTTCCTAAAGTACCTCCAACATAAGGAGATATTTTAGATGCGCTGGCAGCAATACGTGCATAATCTTCTACATCTTTTACTGAGTTAATAACACCAGCTTGAGACATAGCTTCTCCAGCATCTTTAAAACGTTGTTTAGTTGCTTTAGGAGAATAATATCTAGCTAGACTAGGAATTGCACGAGCTGCAGCAGCACCAACAACACCAGCACCTAAAGACTCTAAGCCCATTCGAGCAGGTGATTCATAACGTGCTTCGCCAGAACTAATGTTTCCTAGCGTGGCTAAACCAGCGGCCCCAAGACCGCCGGTTGCCATCAATGCTACAGGTTTTTCTAATAACTCTTTTGCGTATTTACCTGCAAGCTGTCTCATGGATCACTCCATAACAAACAGTTTGTTTGCCATAACGCGAGGATCTGCCTGGTTCATAATGCGCCAAGCTTGGCTAGGATCGACATCCATTTGCTGCTTAAATGCACCCCAGAAATCTTGGGGCTGCTGAGGGGCTTCAGCTGCTGGGGGAGCAGGAAGACCAGCAACATTCATGCCTTGCTGCTGTTGAACAGGAGCAGTGGGATAGCCACGTGTTTCAAGTTCTTGCTCAGATTCATACACAGGGCATGGACCTTCAGGACCGAAATACTTCAACGTGTAATCCGACAAGACGTCAGGATTAGTTAAAATTTCGTTATAAGCAAGGTTTTCTTGGTGCTCACGTACCGCGAAATTAGCGTAACCTTTAAGGGTATTTGTTGCTTCTTT